AAATACTTTCTATTCAAACTCTTTAAGTGGTGGAAGTATCGTCAATTCAGACACGACGAATAATTCTACAGGAAGAGTATTTGTTTTTGATATTTCAAGTGGGGCCTCAGAAAAATCTACTATTGACGCCCAACTCACGAATATTTCAACTAGTAGAAGTAGTTTGACAACACCAAATAATAATGCAAGTACCCTCAAAGGACACAAAAAAGGATTTTCAGTGAATAGGTGGACATTAGGTAAATCTACAAGTCAGATGAATCAAAATATTACGGACCTAGAAAGTCTTGTTAGTATCCTTGAAAACTCCGCTTATGGTGGACCATATTAATAGTGGCACACCCCCACTTGACCTGGACCACCAGGTCAGGTATAGTAGTAGAGTAACATAGGAGTCTCATGAGCCAACCCACTAACGACGTTGAAAATGGTTATCTTAATCGTGTCGTAGTTGATACATGTCTTCGTAAGTTTTATTTGTATTCTGACATAGGTGAGACCAAAGAAGTAGAGTGTGAGAGTACTCAACAATTCATGGATGTTCTTGAAGTGGTCAGGGCATTGGTACCAGAGGATTGTGTGGTTTATGCCGAACCCCTGACCAAAAGCAGCACTTAAATTCCATAAAGCCGGGAAAAAACCCCCAGGTATTTTTGGGGATTATTACTTTTTTATATGAGACCAGAAACCAGAGAATCAATGGAAATGTTGTTTTCGGCAAAATGGAATTTACCGAAAGCAGCAGTACATTGCAATTTAAGTCTAAAAGAGATGAAAATTATTTTTAACGAATATTGTAATTTTCATCCACCCACCTATAATAGAGATGGTTAAATACTTAATAGATGGTAGGAGATATGATACGATGCTACTACGAATGTGGTATTCTAATGATATGGAAGAATGGAGGTGGACACTCACCTCAGATGAAGATGCAACTTTACAAGAAAGTGGAACTAGTGAGGAATTAAGAGTTGCAATGAATGATGTTGCAACTACAGTAGAGTATTTACTTGATAATAATATGATTAAATAACGTATAGAGCACTCTGTAATTATGGGGGCCCCTTTAAAGGGTCCCTTTTTTATGTAATAAATATCTAATAATAGATATAGCGCGAGACAGATGCCTCTATCAAGATTAGATAATTTTCTTAAGAATGTAAAAGGAAATATTCTTTATGTTGATCCCAACAACCTAGACGCAACCGATGGTATTGAAAACCAAGGTAACTCGGCGGCACGGCCATTTTCTACTCTACAAAGAGCACTGATAGAGGCCTCTAGATTTTCATATCAGAAGGGTGTAGATAACGATAGATTTGAGAAGACCACTATTTGTCTTGCTCCTGGTGATCACCATATTGACAATAGACCTGGTTGGATTCCTACAGGCATCTCTGGTTCAGAGTATTTGTTGAGAAGTGGTATAAACTCTAATGATTTTGCTCCATTTAATACTACATCAAATTTTGACATCTTTGACACCAACAACATTCTTTACAAATTAAACAGTATCCATGGTGGTGTTGTCATTCCCCGTGGTACATCAATTGTTGGACAGGATTTAAGAAAGACTGTAATCCGCCCATTATATGTTCCTAATCCAGAAAATGAACTGATTGAAAGATCTGCAATTTTCAGAGTTACTGGTGGATGTTACCTCAATAGTTTCACTACTAAGGATGCCGATCCAAATAAGCCAGCTTATAAAGACTATACTAATACTAATTTTGATCCAACATTCTCACACCACAGACTGACTATATTTGAATATGCTGATGGAACAAATTCTGTAAACATTCAAGATGATTTTGTTAGTTACGCAACACATCGTACTGATTTGGACATGTATTATGAGAAGGTTGGTATTGCTTACGGTCCTGCAAGTGGTAGGGAAGTAGAACCTGATTATCCAAGTCCTAAAGTAGACATTCAACCTAGAATTGATGAGTTTAGAATTGTTGGTCCTGATCAAGGATCTGCAGGTATCAATAGTATTAAAGCTGGTGACGGTACCACACCAACCAATGTAATTGATGTGCAATTGACCACACCGATATTTGGTCTTAACATTGATACCAACGTTATCATTAATAATGTATCTGACACCAGATATAATGGTACTTACCTGGTTACTGACGTAACTCAATCAATTGTCAATGCTGGTGTAACCGGATTCAAATATGTTGTTCCAGTTACTCCAGGAGATCCACTCCCCAATCCAGTTGGAACCAATGTAGAGTTGTCTACTGATACGGTTACATCTGCATCTCCATACATCTTTAACTGTTCTATCAGATCCATCTATGGTATCTGTGGCATGCACGCTGATGGTGCAAAGGCCGATGGATTCAAGTCTATGGTTGTGGCACAATTCACGGGAGTTAGTCTTCAGGTTGATGATAATTCATTTGTGGTCTATAACTCGCAGAGTGGTTCATTTGATGATTCTGTCGTAGTTCCCAATCTCCACACCAATATCAACGCTGTCTATAAACCCAAGTACACCAATTACCACATTAAAGCGTCTAACAATAGTGTTATTCAGTTGGTGTCCACTTTTGCTATCGGTTATGCCAACCAATTTGTAACTGAAAGTGGTGGTGACTTTTCTGTTACTAACTCTAACTCAAACTTTGGTCAGATTGCACTGGTAGCAAAAGGATTCCGTTCTGAAGCATTTGATCAAGATGATGTAGGTTATCTCACTCAAATTATTCCACCAAAGACACTCAATCCTGCATCATCAACAATTGAGTTCTCATCACTAGATATTGCCAAAACAACATCTGTAGGAGATACTGCTAGATTATATCTGTATAATGAGATTAGTCAGAATGACCCACCAAATACAACCATTCAAGGTTATAGATTTGGTGCCAGCAATGATGAGCTCATCAATACTATTATTCCTGTAGGTGGTATTCCTACAAACTTCCGGGCAAGAGTTGTCATGGAAGACACAGAATATGCTACTAAGAAGGTATCGGGTAGAAAGGTATCAAGAGTTGGTAGAAATGTATCAACTGGTAATAGTATTACCGGTAATACTATCATGTTCACTGAGCCTCACCAGTTATTGCAAGGTGAGTCTATAAGGGTTATCTCTAATGATGGTAGATTGCCTGATGGTTTTGATACAAATACATTATACTTCTCTATTGTAGATGGTCTTCCTGGCAATCAGATCCAGGTTGCACAGTCATTTAACGACTCACTGTCTGGAAATAAAATCACAATTAACAATTTAGGAGATACTCTGTTTGTAGAAAGTAGAGTAAGTGATAAAGATCCTGGTGATATAGGTCACCCAGTTCAGTATGACACTTCACAGAGTCAGTGGTATGTAAATGTATCTTCTGCTTCTACTGAAAACAATCTATATGTAAAACTTGTTTCTGGTGGTTTAGGTGATGCGTCACCAAGAACATTCATCACCAGAACTCAGGATTCAAGAATGTCAGAGGACAGAATCCATAAGATGAGGTTCGTCATTCCTAAGACTGTAGGGACTGAAGCTGCTAGACCACCTATTGATGGTTACGTTCTTCAGGAGTCATCTCACGTCACTGGTAGTAATAATACTGAAGTTCAACTTGAGTTTAACCCTGGTTCAGTCACCATGAGCAATGATGCTCAGATGAGAAACTTTAGTTTCATTGCTGATGTTGATTATAAGTCCGGTATTGCATTCTACACTACTGAATTACCTCATGGACTGTCTATAGGTTCTAGTGTTACTGTCAAAAATGTAACCAGTACAGTCAATACTACATATACCGCAACTACGGGTACCACATATAATCCAAATACAGGTATTCTACAAGTTGTAACTACATCATCACATAATCTGGCAAATGGGGATCAAGTTAAGATTTTAGACAGCACAATCAGATTCTCATGTGCTAGTGATGGTTATGCAACACAGCATGATTATCCAAGATCAACCGATCCAGTATCTAATCTGTTCTTAGTAGTCTCTGTAGTTAATTTGACCACATTCAATGTCAATGTTGGCACATCACCTGACAAATCACTACACGCATTTATTAGTGCGGTAGCAAACAGTATTGTTGGCGGCCAAAACTCAGGATATAACGGTACTTTTGAAGTTACTGGTATCTCAAGTTCTAAGACATTCTCTGTCAATCAGATTTACTCCAATCCTGGCACATTTACCAACAACACTTCTCAAAGAACCACAGCTCTTCCAACTTTCCAAAGAACGCGTTTTGTAAAAGATTACTATGCTTATAATGTAGAGACCATTAATGAATATAAGAATGGTGAGCAAGATGGTATCTACTATATGTCTCTGTTGAATTCAGATGTTGCACCAACTATAGCACCATTTAATACTGATGAATATCAGTTCTCACAACCTGTTCAGTTCCTCTATCCTCAGTTAGATAGAGATAATCCTGTATCTACAGCTCCTTCTGCTGATTGTTACGCAACACCTGATAATATTGGTAGAACTGTAATCAATGATCCTGTCAATAGTTTGACTGGTGAGACATTGGAGGAAATCTATACCGACACGGGTATTGGTGTTGGTTTGACTGACATTATAAGTAATTCAGTCGGTACAGCATATACTGTCTTTACTGCATACGATCACGGACTGAATAGAGTTACCAAGGCTGTTATTGATAATGTTGGTGGTGGTTATGGTGATGGTTCTAATACCATCCAATACTATTATAATGCAAAACTAGAGAACTTAGGATCTGGTTCTATTGGTAGAAATGCTACTGCACTGGTAACTGTTGACGGCACATCATCTGGTGAAATTATTGACATTGCTATTATGGATGGTGGTACTGCATGGGCACCCGGTGATACATTCTCCGTCGTCGGTATCGCTACAACAACAGGTAGTACTCAAGCTACTGGCACAATCAATAAGATCTTCGATAACAGAGGGGACATCATCAATATCTCTGGTATCAACCAGTTTGATGGTAGAAAGATGAATTCTGAGTATAGAGTTACAGGTATCTCTGGTATTACAGAGGTAGAGGTTGTTCCTTTAACAGCGGAGAATACGTCATCAAGACCCGGTATTGCAACTCAAGGTATAGGTATTGCAGCTGCATCTCCTGGGGGTTTCTCTGTTATCGGTCCATCATACACAACATCCAATTTTGTGTATGATAAAAATAGTGGTATTGCCACGGTTACTACCGACTATCCTAATATTTTCCGAGTAAACAATTCGGTCAGAATTGTTGGTACCGCAGCTACATTCTATAACGGGAGTTTTGCTTGTGTAGATAAGATTGGACTATCGACAGTTGTTCTTAATGTAGGTATCAATACTATCACCCCTCCTCTTACCGGAACTATTAGAATTTATAGTGGTGGTATTCAAAACAATTCAGGTGAGTCTGTTGTAGGAAATGGTAGACTTCATGGTAGAGAACAACCCATTTATGCGGGTATTACAACTACATTGTCCACTGCTGTCACAAGTAAGACCACTGATAGTATCAACATCAATAATATGACTGATTATAATTTCCTTATTGGAGATCATATACAAGTCAATGATGAAATCATGAGAATTAAGACGACTGTAAGTCGTGTTGCTGGAACAACTCAAGTCAAAGTATTCAGAGGTGTGTATGGTACTATTGCAAATACTCATGTAGATGGTAGTGTTGTTACTAGAATTACTCTCTATCCCATGGAGTTCAGAAGAAACTCCATTATTAGAGCTTCTGGTCATACATTTGAATATATTGGTTATGGTCCTGGTAACTATTCTACAGCCCTACCTCTCAAACAGACAAAACAGTTGACACTGGAGGAACAAATCAACGTCCAGGCTCAAAGAATGTCTGGTGGTGTGGTTAATTACACCGGTATGAATGATAGAGGCGACTTTTACATTGGTAACAAGAGAATTGCATCAACCACTGGTAAAGAACAAGTCTTTGATACTCCAGTTCAAACTGTTCAAGGAGAAGACCCATACACCGAAGGTACAAGTGATGACAGTACTGACTTCAACTATGTTGATTCCTCAATCGTTCAGGTTAATAGGAACTTGGTGGTTGATGGTGGTGGTAACGGTGACATTCTCTCTGAGTTTAATGGTCCCGTTCAATTCACTCAAAAGATCGTAAGTACTTCTGAGGAAGGGATGGAAGCCAATAGTCTCTTCTTACAAGGTGACGCACAGGTATCCCGCAAGATTACTGTTGGTACTTCTATTCCTACAGAAGCAGGAACACCTGGTGATATTGTATATAATGCCAACCCCACTAATGGTGGATCTGTTGGTTGGGTTTATACCACTAGCAATGTCTGGAAGGAATTTGGGACAATTGCCAGTTGATAAATAAAAATAACATAAACCGACCTGGTAGATAAATGGCAATTGATAAGGATTTTGTCATCAAGAATGGCTTACAAGTAAATGAAAACTTAATTTATGCGGATCCAGATACTGATAGAGTCGGTCTTGGGACTACTAATGCAGACAAGAGACTTGTAGTTATTGGTGATCAAGAGACAAGTCAAAGTCTTTCAGTAGGAACTACTGTTACTGCTCAAAGACTTGTTACATCTGGAGTTACCACAGCTGTAGGTGGTATTGATGTAGGTGTTGCAGGAACTATTTTCCACACACAATATAATGCAACAGATATTAATGGCCCTGGCGTTGGTATTAATTCAACCGATCCTAGATATACACTAGAAGTTATTGGACCAGTATCTATCGGTGATACAGCTGGGTTCATTTATGGTGACCTGACAGTAACTGGTGATATCAGAGGTACATCACTTTCTGGCCAGATTGCTGCTGGTGGTACCGTTGGATTTACCAATGTCACAGTAGAGAATAAATTAGACGCAAATAATGCAGAAATTTATTCATTATTCAGAATTCAAGAATTTGGTGGAGATAGATTTAAGTTCCTGAGCGCAGGAGACCCTCCAGGTATTGGTTTCACCCAGAACCAAGATGACCCTGAAATTTATGTTATAAGAGGACAAACATATCGATTTGATGTTGATAGTGGTGGTTTCCCATTTTATATTAAGAGACAACCCACTGCAGATTTAAACAACATCTATAACGATGGGGTTGTTAATAATGGTGTCCAGGTGGGTATCGTTACGTTTAAGGTTCCGTTCAATGCACCTAACATCCTGTATTATCAAGCATCAAACACTGCAGGGATGGGTGGTACGATTTATGTTGATAATGATAATAAAACCTATACTGTTGGTGTTCTGACAGTCTCTCAGTTCTTCGACAGTGATACTCAAGCGGACTTTGAACAGATTTATGTTTCAGGTATTGGAACAATCAACAACCTGAAGGGACCAAACTTCAGTGTCAGTGCTGGTATTCTCACTGTAAGGCAAGATCAAACCGCATTGATTGGTGTATCTACAGGTACAGACTTTGTAAGTATTCAAGAGAAGAGTGATAACGTAAATTATCAGGTACCATTTACTCCTACTCTGGGTATTGGTTCTAACTATCAAAACATCTTCGTTGATAGTGAAGATGGTCAGATGATGTATAATCCATCTACCAACTATCTGACTGTCAATAGGGTATTTGGTAACCTGTCTGGTATTGCAACTGGTGCAGACAATATTAATGTTGATCAAAAGAATGATAGCACAACCTATCAGATCCTCTTCAATACTACAAATGGTTTTGGATATCAAAGACCTTATATTGACACAAACAACGCTCACCTTACTTATAATCCATCCACCAATACACTTTTTGGTCTGGCTCAAGTTACATCAACCAACTTTACTGGAGATCTGACAGGTACTGCTGATGAGGCTGATCTTATCAATGTAGATGAGAGGAACGACAATACAAATTATCAAGTTCTTTTCAGTACAAATCAGGCTGCTGGGTATCAAAGACCATATATTGATTCCAATAGTGGACAATTTATCTATAACCCATCAACAAATACACTAACTGCTGGTAATCTAGCTGGTAGAGGTGACAACCTGACAAATCTTGACGCGTCAAATCTGTCACAAGGAACTGTCAATAATGATAGACTAATAAAATCATCTACTACAGTCCAAGGTATTGTTCAATTAGATAATCTATATCCTCCTACCAGTACTTCAACAACTCAAACTGCAACAACTAATATTAGTAGGCAACTATATAACGAACTGACGGGTATTATTCCTAGTGGAACAGTAATGTTGTTCTATCAGAATAATGCTCCCACTGGTTGGACCCGAATTACAAACCAGAATAACAAAGCAATTAGAGTT